AATATTCAATACTACTGTATTGGGCGTACAAGTTTTATCTGATAAGCCTTTACACTGTAAGAGTGTTTTGAATTATTTGCCTGAAAATTCACAAGTTGAATATTTTGGCTCATGTCCAGGTAGATCTGTAACTAAAACTAGCGTTAAAGTTACACCAATAAGTAGTATAATAACTGATGTTTGTGGTGTACCCAATATTTATTGTGGCCCCAAATTAAATCCAGAGTGGTATGGATGGCAAACTTGTTTAGCTAATTTAGCTGTACCTGCTCATCCTTATCCACATACGCTTTTGGCATTAGCTATCAAAGATTATAAAGAACCATTGCTCAAGATTTTTAAAATGAGTATGTGGTGTTCTGCTAAACCCATGTCAGATCATGACAATCTATGTGGTGTACCAGGTCGTAAATTTTTAGATGCTATTAAACTCAGCACATCTGTTGGTTTCCCTCTCACGGGTCCCAAAAGAGATTATGTGAATGAGTTGGAAGCTACTGATGAATGGCCTAATAACAAAGAATTACAAGAAGTCCTTATGACTGAAATATTACGTATCGAAGATTGTTATCGCCGCGGTGAAAGAGGTTATCCTATAGCTAAAGCTTGTAAAAAGGATGAAATCTTAACCAAGGAAAAATGTAGAATCTTTTATGGTAATGCACTCTCTATGACTTATTTAATTCGTAAATATTATTTACCTATTTTACGCGTACTGCAAATGAATCCTCTTAAATCGGAATGTGCCGTGGGAATTAATTCCCATGGTCCCGAATGGGAGGAATTTCATCAACATGCTACAAAATTTGGCACAGATAGATTATTTGGAGGTGATTATGGTAAATATGATCAAAAATTACCTTCACAATTGATCTTTGCTTCATTGCGTATCTTGATTGATTTTGCACGTGAATGCGATTATTCAGAAGCTGATTTATCTATTATGGAAGCGATGACTGGAGATATAGTTTTTGCGTATATCGCTTATAATGGTGATCTCATAGGTCTTACAGAAGGCACTCACATTAGTGGTAATTCATTAACTGTTATCATCAATGGAATTTGTGGTTCACTAAATTTACGATGTTACTTCTATACTCAAAATCCATCGGATTTTGAATCTAGATTAATATTCCGTGATAATGTAGCTGTAATGACTTATGGTGATGATAATATTGGTTCCGTGAAAACTGGTATTGACAATTTCACTATTAAAGGTTGTTCACATTTTCTCAAAGAATATGGACAAATTTACACGATGCCCGATAAAACATCTGAGTTGATTGACTTTTTACCAGCTGAGGATTTTGAATTTCTGAAGCGATTTAGTGTACATCATCCCAAAATTGGTGGACATGTGGGCGCACTTTTAGATTCATCTATATACAAATCTCTACATTGTTTTATGCGAGATAAGAATAGTATTGACACTGAAGAAAGTGCTTGCGCTCAGAATATAGACAGTTCTCTTAGAGAATGGTTTAATCATGGTGAAATTAAGTACGAGCAACAACGTTTATTAATGGACGAGGTTGCAAAACGTGCAGGTATTTCACATATGTGCACTGGTCTCAACTCAAGCTACAACGATCGCGTTGTGGATTGGGAAGGGAAATATAGACTTAAGTAGTCTTTAAATACTTGACCTCGGTGAAGTCTCTAAACTCTCCACCCCGTTTGATCGATGGGGTTTCAGTATAAAGTTGAATAGATCACGTGCTTATATGGATACCATATTGCTAACACATTTTTCCCTCTAGTGTTACAGTATAGGCTTTTTGCACGATATGTTTAATCCTATTTAGGATGGTTTTACAAGCCAAAAAGAGCGAACTTAGCCCGTTTATGAGCAAACAGCGGTGTCTTCGTACAACAATTGTTCGGTATCAATTATTCATTCAATATTTGCCAGGATGTACAAGCCGTCATCAACGGTCCTGGTTCGAAAAACGTACACAAGAAGTCTGGTCAGGATGATCAGCAAAAAGTCGCAAAATTTATTGCGCAATCTGGTAAGGAAACAACTAATGATAGTAATATTGTTGCTGCTTCCACGTCGATTTCACAGCAAAATGTGCAATTTCGCGACCAGAATCCCTCCTACAAATATGAGGTTATCGGTAATATCGATCCAACAAGACGATTACAAGATTCGTCTGATGCCGATTTGGGAAATTTCTTTTCTCGACCTATTAAAATATTTTCTACTGATTGGTCAACTTCATCAATACTAGCATTTGATATAGATCCATGGTCATTGTATTTTGATAATGTTAGAGTAGTTAATCGTACTAGTAATTTCAATTTATTGCGTTCGACACTCAACATTAAAATTGTTATCAATGGTAATGGTTTTCAATATGGACGAGCAATCGCATGGTATCTACCCTTATACGCTTTTGATCAACTATCTTCTCTATCGTCTTTAGTTACACAAGATTTGGTTCAAACTTCTCAATTGCCTCATGTATATTTGGATCCCACTACTTCTACTGGTGGTGAGATTAAATGTCCATTTTTCTATCACTTAAACTATGCTGAATTGCCAACTTCTGCTTATAGTGATTTAGGTAGACTTTTTGTCCGATCCTTAAATGCTTTGAAACATGCAAATGGTGCATCAGACGTTGTTACTGTCTCCGTATTTGCATGGGCATCTGATGTATCTTTATCCGTACTCACTTCGCGTGAACCTGATACATTGCTTCCTCAATCTGGTAAAGAATCAGAAGTTGATGTGGCTAATAAAACGGGTATTGTATCTGGACCTGCAACAGCTATTATGAAAATGTCTAATGCTTTAGCGGTCATACCAGCTATTGCACCATTTGCTTTAGCTACAGCTAATGTAGCTGCTGCTGTAGCGGGTGCAGCTAAAACCTTTGGTTACTGTCGACCAACAGTAACTAAGAACCCTGATCCGATGAGACTATTCCCTATATCTCAATTAGCAACCACTAATACACCAGACACTGCTCTTAAACTGACTGTCGATGATAAACAAGAATTATCAATCGATCCACGTATTGCGGGTATTGGTCCTGAAGATCCCTTATCAATTAAAGAAATTGCTAAGAGAGAATCATATTTGACCAAATTTACTTGGTCTATTGGAACGCCATCAGAGCAATTATTGTGGAACACTCGTCTATCCCCTGTTACTTGGGCGGAGAGTCCTGGGATCACTACAGCTTATCACTTTCCAGCTTGCTGTATGGCAGCATTACCTTTCAAATATTGGACAGGCAGTATGAAATTTAGATTTCAAATTGTTTGTTCAGCGTTCCATAAAGGAAGATTGAAATTCGTGTATGATCCTCAATTCAATAATGGAACTGAATATAATGTGAATTATCTTGAAGTTGTCGATATTGCTGATACTCAAGACTTCACTATTGAAATAGGTAATGGACAAAATAAAACATTGCTTGATCATCATTTACCTGGTGTAGATAGTGTGACTCAAATGTATTCCAATACTAATTATTTCCATAAAGAACAAGGTAATGGTGTTCTGGGTGTATATGTCGTCAATGAACTTACTACACCTAATAGCA